TGTAGCGTCTACAGTTGTACCTGCGATTTTTTGACCTGCAGGCAAAGCTGCGTCTACGTCTAATTGTGTCATAATACCTGCGAATTGACCTGCAGTTGAGTTAACACCTTGCCAAATTGAAGTTTCCATTCCTGCAGCAACTTTCTCAGCAGCGTGAGCAATTAAGAAATCAGCAAATGATTTAGGCAATACGTCGAATGCAGAATAACCCATTTGGATAGCATCCCAATCTGAACGGAAGTCAGTTTTACAAAGTTGTAAGTTAACTTGGAATGTTTCAGGCTGCAAAATTTTCTCAGTAAGTGTAACTGTTGAAGTTGGGTCAAAGTCACAAGTTCCATTTTTGATAATATCGTCAGTAGCTACTCGTTTGATAACTTGCTTGTACTTTACGTTAGGCATAATAGTAATTCCGCCTTTTTCTAAAGTTGGAGCAGACAATAAAGCTGCAGCAATGTACTTACCTGCGAACTCGCCTGCGTAAGTAGTTGAAATTGATTGTGTTGTACTCATTTTATTTTAATTTTTTAATTTATTATACTACAGTTAAAGTAATTGCTCCAGCTGATGTTCCAAGACCGAAAACATACCAGTTAGAACCATCACAATTTAATTCTACGAAATCTCCGATTGTGTCAGCAGAAGCCGAAAAAGTAATTGTGTTTTCATCTGCACCCGGTACGTTAACGCTGTTTACGATAACACCACCTTGAATTTTGTTTGAAGCCGCTTTAATAGTCCAAGCAGTTGTTGCAAATAATGCACCTACGATGAACTTATAAGAATGACCCGTTGCATCAGCAACCGCAGGTAGTGTAACTTGCGCTCCTGCAGCAGCGTTAAGAATAAATACTTTACCGCTATCTTCAGCAGTTAAAGTTGTTGCACCTGTCAATGTTTCAACTACGCCAACTTGACGCAAAACATCGTTAGATACGCTTGTAAATGTTGTACTCATTTTTTTTTGTTTTTAAATTATTACTTGTTTAGTTTATTTAATACGCTGTCCATAATTGAATGAGGTCTTTTAGAAGCTAATCTTACTCTTTCAACTGGGTTCGTGTTTTCAGGATTAAATGAAATAGGCTTCGGCTCCTCGCTTAATTCTACTTCTGTTTTTTTCAATGCGCTTAATTCAGCTTTTAAAGTTTCGTTTTCAGTTTTTAACGCTTCGATTTCAGAGAAGAAAGTTTCTTTAACTACGCTTTCAATAGTTTTCTTAGGTGCTGCAGTTTCTTTTTCCGCTTCTACTTCGATTTCAGTTTCTGTTTCAGGTTCTTCAACTTCTACTTCTTCTTCCATTTTCTCTTTCACTTCTTTAACGATACCTTCGTTTTCGATAACTAAAATACGTCCGTCTTCCATTTCATACTCTCCAACTGGCAAAGGTATTTTTTGCTCATCTTCGGTAACTACAAAAACTTCCATTTCGGGTTCGAATGACTCAGCTTCGATAACTGTTACTCCGTCCATTAACTTCATTTGTTCTAACTTTACTTCCATTCCTAAAAGTGTTCGAACTTTGTTTAAGATTTGATTTGTATTCATTTTTATTTTATTTGGTTTAATTTATTTACCGAATCTTGCTATCATTTCTGCATCGTGCAGTTTTTTACTTACTTCTTGATATTTTTTTAATTCTGGTAAAGTATCAGGGTTAATTCCTAATTTCATTGATTGGTCTTTGACTTTGCTATAATTACTACCAGCATTACCAGATGCATCCAATGCCATTTTTGCTATTTTATCTTGAAATGCTTTTCGTTCTGATTGTATATTAATAACTGCTTTTTCTATTCTTACAATATCAGACTGTAAATCTTGGATAGCTCCTAACTCAACTTCGTGTTTAGCTAATTGAGTTTCCTCTTTAAAGAGTTTGTTGTAAACTGTTTTTCTTGTGTTCATAGTTATGTTTTAAACGATTAATAAATTATGCTGTTACTTTTTTATCCATTTTGACGTATTGTTGTTCTTACTCCGTTTACGTCAGTTGTCGTTACTTGTTGGGGTGTTACACTTGCTGTTTTTCCAATTCCTTGAGCGTGTAAAGTTCCGTCACAACATTTTTTTGAGTAAGTGTTGTCATCACATAGGCAACCCCTTCGACCTCCTTTAGGACTTGCTTTGCTAACTGTTCTTTCTGCCATATTATTTATTTCTGATTTGTTCTAATTTTCTTTGCGCCCATTCTATACCAGCATCACCACCCCAAGCTAACCACATTAAACGTCCGCATCCATCCCCTAATTCCTTTTGTGAATTTTCTTTGTGTCGTGCAAAACTTGCCATTCTTGAAATAGTTTCTTCGCTTATATTTTCTCCGTTTGCTAATTGATTTGCTCGGGCTTTTCCTACAGGAGTTCCACAATCACCCCATCCGTTTTCTTCTGCGTATCTTAAAGCTATCTTTGCGTTTTCGCTTGCTTCTTTCGGGTAGTCGTTATAGGTTTCTAATTTAGTATCAAGAATTTCTTTTAAGAATGCTATTGTTTCTTCTCGTTCGTTTTTTTCTTGGCTCATTTCGTATCTATCCGCGAAATACCCCTCTATTGAAAAGCCTTTTACTTTTCCGTCTTTTACGTCTTTCCAAACATCATCGTTATTTACCTTCATTGAAATCATCCAAGTTCCTTTCGGTAAATTAAAGCCGTACTTTACAGATTTGTCGTGAACCTCATCTTCTATTAACCAACTTTCAACAACACTCATTCCTTTTAACTTTTGGTTATGTTCATAGGTAGCGTTGTTTTGATTAGAACGCATTAAGAACAATTCAGAAGCCTTTTTAACAGTATCTTCGCTGAAATATATGTAATATGCTTTTCCGTCTTTATCAGCCCTTAAAATTTGTTTGTTAGGAACTAAAGCAGCACCCATTAAGATTTTCTTTTCTGCGTCTACTTCTTTTAGTTCTATTTCGTGTTTTGCAAGGGCTATAAAGTTTTCTTCAATAGCAGGTGAATGAACTACTGAAACTGCGTGGATGCCTGTTTGTAAATCGTTTTCGTCAATGATTAACTCGATTATTTTCTTATCCATAATTTTTAAACGTTATAAAGTTGCATTTTGTAACCTATTTCTTTCAAGGCTTAACCCGTTTGCGACATCTCCACTCACTACATAAGCCCTTGTAGGTTGCTGTTGAATTTGTGCTAATTGATTAACTCCCGAACTTCCAATAACATTAAAGTTAGGTGCAACCATACCGCCACCACCACCACCACCACCAGCTGGGGCAGAACCACCACCCGAAGAACCACCGCCCTCGAATTTTTGAGAAGCAATTTTAGCTACGTTTACTAAACCTGCGGCGATTGCCATACCTGCAGCAATACCACCTCGAACAGGTGAACTTGGGTCAGGAACTGGCACAAATTGAGAAGCATAAGCAGCCGTAGCACTTTGGTAGGTCGAAATAATTGCCGTTGCTATATTTGCAGCCTTTTGAATTTGGAATGCTCTGCGTGCTGCCTTTTCTGATTTCTTGCCAAATAATTCAGTTAAGTTTGCAATCGTGCTTAAACCTGATAATGCCATTTCAATACCAAAATCTCTATTTCGTTTTTTAAGTTCATTAGCCGCATCCTCTTGCGCTTTTATTTTGTCTAAATATTCTTGATTAGCTTGAACTTTTAAGTCGTTCTGTTGCTTTTGAAATTCAGTCTCTTGTTTTTCTTTATTTATTCTTTCATTCGAAGCATCTAAAACAGATTTAGTTTTTAACTTCTCAATGTTAGAATATTTTTCTTGATGTTCTTTTTGTTTACGTTCTTCTTCGCTTAATGCATCCTCACGTGCTTTTTTAGCATCTTCAACTGCTTGTTTATCTATTGCTTTTACTTGTAATTGAAAACCTGCCTTTTGGTTTTCTAAGCCTTTTAATTCTTTTTCAAGTTCTTTTCGTGTTTTTTCTCCTTCGCTTTTTACTTCTTCTACATTGAAAATTGAACCTGCAATAAACCCACTAAACTGGCTTTGCATATCGTCCAAAGTTTTGCTTAAATCAAAACTAATTAACTTACCTAACCCTAACGCCTCAGAAACTTTGTTAGCCCCTTTAATAGCCATATCAATAGGCATTAACATTAACTTAGGTAGGAATAATGCAGCATCTAAAGTAAAGTCAACTATCTTTTTTGTTAGGTTGTAATTTTTAATTGCGGCTTCTTCTTCTGCCTTACTTGTTTTAATTACATTTTGTAGTTCGATTTTTCCTAACTCAATAGCTGAATTTACCTTGGCTATTTTTAAATTTAAAATTTCACGTTCGCTTTTACCTTGCAACTTTAAAATATTGTCTTGAGCGTCTAATGTCGATAATTGCTCCTTTGAAGTTTCAAAGTTTTTATGACTTTCTTCGTTTAACTTTTGTTGTTCTGCTGTTACACCACTTACAGCCGCTTTAATATCATCCCAATAAGCTACAATAGTTCCTAACGCAACTAAAAATAAACCGATACCAGTTGCTGCTAAACCCGTTCTAATTCCTTTTAATGCGTCAAGTGCTACCGTTCCTAATTGTTTAAAAGAATCTTTAGCTTCCATTAACCCCTGTAGCCCTTGAGAAAGTGCCATAACGGATTGAAGCCTAACCATTGTTTCTTGAAGTGATTTACTTTCTACTCCAACTAAACCTAATGCACCTTCAAACGCTTGGAACCCGTCTAATACACCGCCTACTGATTTACTTAACGCATTAAATTTAGCATCAGGGTTAAATGAATCTACTAAGTCTTTTGAGAATCCTATTTGGTCTTTTAATTCTGCTGCAGATTTTGCCGCATTAATAGCTTGCTGAGAAGTTTCTCCATATTGAGCAGAAACCTTTTGAAGTTCTTGTACGGCTTCTTTATATTGCGCCTTTAAACTTTTGCTATTGTCTTGAATTTCTAATTCAATTACCCTTTTTTCTGCCATTGTGTTTTACTTTAAATTCTCTATACGCTTGTTTCCAAATTTCTCGAACGCTGTTTTTTACTTCGTGTTTTCCTTTAGCTATCTCGATATTTTCTGAAACACCTACAAAATCACTAATTTTTAACATATCAATTATTGCTTTTATCATTATGCTGATTGTATTACTGTTAATGTTTGAGTCGTTCCATTTACATAAGTAACCGTTACTATCCATTGCCTATCTAAGCCCGTTGTATTTACTGGAACAACTAACGTTACTTGTTTTGTTTCTACGTTTCCAACTGCCCACGTTTGATTAGGAACAATAATACCTATCGTTGGAGGGTCGCTTGTTATTACTGCGCTTTGGTTACCTTCTCTATATGGAACCCGTAAACTAATAAAATTAATTCCGTTGTCTACTAAGTCAACAGTACCTAAACTAATATCCCTAAAGTCATTGTAAAGGCTTAATGTAGCTTCTCCGCTTGTTAACTCTAATTTTATGTCATTAATAATATAACGCTTGTCACGAATTATTAACCTATCGTTTAATTGAAGATTTGTAACAATGCTTAAAGGTAACATCGCCTTAATTGTAGTTAATCTTTGTTTGAGGTTATATAGATTTGATAGATAATTAAAGTAATAAGTAGCAAATAAACCATTTTGTTCCGTGTTTTTGGTAATTATTGAATTATCAGCACCAAAGTTTAACGAGAAGTTGTTACCGCCTGATACAACATCTTGACCGAACAAAGTATAGTTAGTTATATTTACGTTTGTTGTTCCGTTATAAAATTTTATATTAACTGGTAGCGTTCCCGTGTTTCCGTATAAATATAGTAAAGTTGGTTTAGGTATATAACTTTGGTAGTTTTGGTTTAAGAAATAACCTAAAATAGCCGTGTTAGTTGTTGTCGTTCCTACAGCTTCAACAAACAATAAATTTTCAAACGGGCTTTCTATTTTATAATCTCCGCCATCGTAACTATAAACGTTATCCGTATCTCCATACTCTGAGTTAGAAATAGCAAAATAATTTCTATTTGCGAATGATTCGCTTTTTTGATACCTAAAATTAATGTTTCTAAACAAAGGAACCCTGCTTATGTCTGCCGTTTCTGAATCCGTGTATTTTGTTACGTCAATAGTAGCTCCGTTATTGTACCAATTTTCTAATGGTAACACTTGAAATTGTCGTTCTGCTAAACCAACGCAAGTCATATTAAACTGCCGCATAATACCTGTAAAGAAGTCTGTTATCTTCATATCAGGTAAATGATTCCTTATGTCTAAATCTGCCGTTAAAACGTTTAAATTCGTGTTTATCGTTGATATATTACCATAACTTCCAAAAGGGTCTGCTGAGTTAAAAAAATACGATTCATAACTAAAATCCATATCAATATTCATTGCAACATTTGCTTTTAACTGAAAATTGAATATTTCATTGTTACTCGGAATAGGAATTGAGTTTGCACCTAACCCACCATAAACTAATATTGAGTAAGTTCCAACCGTTGTAATATTAATAGTTGAAAAGTAACTTCCGTTTTTAAATATATCTAAATAAGCTGTTTCAGCACTTGACTTCGTGTTGACTACTAAATTTATATTAATTTGAAAAATCAATGCATTAAATGCTGCGTTTGAATCTATTGTTAAAGTGCTATTTGGAATGTCAACGTAATTTTGCGGATTGTAATTATTTTCAGGAACCGTTGTTGTTGAAACCGTGTCAAATGTTACGTCAGAAATTTGAGTAACAAAACTCATTAAATTAGCGTTCTTTGCTTCTAAAAATAATTTAGTAAAACGTTCATCAGTAAAAAAGTCACCTACAAAATTAACATCAAAGTCGTTTTGAATTGCATCAAACAAACGAGCAACTTTAACTGCTGGAAATAACTCCCCATAATTTAAACCACCAATAATAGTAGTAATATCGTTAGCTGTTCCGTCCGCATACGTCCAAAGTCTATTATTTGCAATTAAAGGAAATCTAACATCGTAATCCGTTGCCGTGTCCGTTATTCTGTTTAATACGTTTGTGCCGTTATAAGTAAACGCTAAGGAACTTAAATCTAATTGGTTAATCTTTGTTTCTCCAAATATATCTTTAAGGTTTGTAAGCTGCCCGTAAAACGTAATTGAATAATTATCTATTAAGCCGTTCTTCGTGTTTGCCTTCTCAAGTGTAATTACCCCAGTTCTAAAAGGAATGAAATCTATTTCAATATAAGCAGGTCTTTTTAAATTATGGTCTAAAGTTCCGTCAACATCATTTTGATAAAAATGTTCGAATATTTTGTTATTAACTATGCTTCCCGGCACGGTAAAACTTTGGCTAAAATCAGTTCTTATAGCAGCAAGGTCGCTGAGCGTTTGAACGTTTAACGTTATGTTTATTTTTTCATCGTCAAATAATTCAAGTCGTTCATATTGTAAATCCGTGCAAGGTCCTGTAACTAAATATTCAAGTTCTGCACTTTCTCCGAAAACTTCCCAATCTTGTAAAAACGGGTAGTAAACATCACTTGAAGAAAAATAAGTATAAGTAACTCCGCCTATTGTAATTTCTATTATCCATTGAGTGCCATCCCAATAAATATAAATTGACGGGGTAAACACCGAACTTTCAGTTATTAAATAATCGCCGTCCTCCGTTGTTATGTAATCTCCGTCTTCTGTTACAATGTAATCTCCTTCCGTAAAACCCGTGTTAAATGAATACTCGGGTCTATCGTTTAAAAAATCAATTCTTGGCACGTCAATAGTTTGCGACTGCCCGTCAACTGTAAAAGTTACACGAATGCAATCAATATCGGTTACTTGTCTGCCTATGTATATTTGTACCGTTCTCATTAACTAATTGAGTTTATAACATCGTAAGCCATTTCAAATTCCATTTGATAGTTAATTGTTTTCGTGTTTATGTTTTTAAACTTCTCAATAGATTTAGTTTTTAAAATTGCAGGAAAAGGACGACCTGAATAACCAACTCTAATTGTTTCACTTAATAAAAGTTCTTCAATTATTTGTTTGTAATTTTCATTAACCCACCCCGTGTTAGCTTTTATGGTTCTTTTTGCATTCGTGTTAAAGTTTTTATATTGACCTTCACTACGCTGGTAATCAGGAAACACTAAAGGGTTTAATTTGTACTTATTGTTTTCCATTTCAACATTCT